ACTCCTTCTAAATCGGCAGATCTTTGCTGTTGATCGTCGATTCTAAATGCGGTTCGTTCGAGGACGGTTTTTACAGTCTCCTCTTCGGCGGCCCTGAACTCTGCGTCGTTGTATAGGGCAGTACCAGTAAGAAGGCCGCGCTTCCGGAGACAATCTGCCACTGCCGTAATGGCGCCATATGAGTTCGGATTCATCATCACTTTTTCATAAGCGAGCTGAGTTTCGAGAGTGGCACCCCACTTCTTGAGGAGGTCATCAAATCTCTTTTTGCCGTCGTTCCAGCCCATTGACCTACTCCTCTAAATACTCAAGCAGGCGTTCAAGGGGGACCGGGATATAGACAACGTCTCCCACTTTCAGGTTGGCTTCGGTCGGGCGTTGGTTATAAAAAGCGATAATCCACCAATGCTCCGCTTTACCATAATATTGAATAGCCAATTTGTAATACCGATCTCCCGTTTTCCAAATGTGTTTAATACGATTCAGGCTCTTGATTTGAGCTACTGTGGGGTAAGTAAATGCTGCCGTCCCATACTGACGCATCTTTTTTAAATTTCTTTCTTCCAAGATTTTGTCATAAATTTCGGCATTGTTTATCATAATCCGACGATTTGAATAACGATTCCCCATAACTTAGCTGTCCATAACCTCGCCTTGTGCGGCGGCCGTCTCTGGGGGCAGGCTTCCAGATCCTGGCGCTCCCGGGGCCATACCCTGCGAAGGGTTGATGGATTGATTAGGCATATAAGGGAACACCATAGACGTGTCTTCACTGCCCCCAAATTGTCCTTCGTTCCACCCCATCAAGTGGTCATGGAGGACGGTAAAATTAAGACTGAGGGAGACGGTTTTGGGAATGAATGATGTCTGCCGTTGCAGTGCACCTGCTCTGACGCCCGCTTCAAGTCGGTCAGCCCGGGCCTCTTCCTCCACGCGATTGAGGTTATCGACGAGGTTCTGTATCCCTGTGGAGGTGACAGGAGGGGGGACTGGTCGCGCGATCAGTGCAGCGGCTTGAGAGGGGGTAAGCACACCAGGATCAGTCAAAAACCCTCCGTCTTCTACGTTGGGGGCATAAGTAAGGCCTCCCAAATACCCGTACAATTGGCCCTGCGCTGTTGAACCTTTGCTTGATATCAAGTTGGTCCATTTGAACCCGAGTAAAGGTCCTCCGGATAATGTATTTTGCATGTCGCGGTTGTTGCCTGTATAAACAGGGTATAAAAATTTAACCAATGTTGAGATATTCTGCAAATTCACCCGGGCTTCGACAATGCTCGCTGCCACCACATCAAAAGCCAAACTAATAACCCGACCGGTTCGTTGAAAAGTCGCCAAGGGGTCCATGCGGCCGTAGGTAGGAGTTGCCTTCCATTCAGAGGTGTATTGATCGTTAAATTGTGTCACCCAGCCGGGGAAACTTACCTGTTGACCAGTAGGCACATGGGTAAAGCGAATTTGATATTCTGAATTTGTAAGTAACCCTGGAAATTGCATTCGATTTTCTCCTTAAGACCCGGCATAAGGCCCGAGCATATTTTGTGCGGCGCGAGATCTCAGAGATTTGATAACCAATTGGTCAATCTTCTCCCCGGCAATGTTGACAGCCAGATTGATAGCGTCGGCGCCTCCGTTCGTCTCTAAATTACCTAGTCGGTTGCTCAAATCTTCCATTGCTTTTGTCAATCTTTCAGTGGTTGAAGCTGTAGAGATATTGGCCGCGGTTCCAAGTTCGGCCAGTTCAGGGCCATTCTCTCCCACCACGGCGACGGAAGAGGGAGTCGAGGCGCGGCCGGCGATGTGGCGGCCGCCCGCAGCATATCCCTTAAGATTGGTGTTGTTGGAAAGCGCGTTACCCTTACCTCCCTCGCCTTCTTCGCCAGCCATGGTGGCGCCCACGGCGGCCGTACCAAGGACGGCCAAAGCAGCAATACCAAACGGACTTCCAACCCCCGTGGCGATCATAAGACCCGCGAGAGCTGTGCCGACAAACACGGCAGTACTACCAAAATCGCCCAAGGAGCTAATGGCAGCGCCAACCCAGCCCATAAATGTAGCAAATCCGTCGATCATGGGGACCAGGACGTTGCTCACAAAAGGCTCGGCATCCAGATATAGTTGTTTAAAGGCGTTTGTCAATTTGTCGGTCATGTTCTGCATGTTCTTCGCTTCTTCAGCGGCTTGTTTCATCGACATACTTTGCTGCTCTAGTTCAGCGTTACTTTGTGAGAGCATTTTGCGTGTATCTTCTGTTGATAGACCTAAAGCATCAGCAAATGCCATAATCTCAGCGCCCGAAAGATTTTCGGCAGAGATGCCTGCCTGATCAATTGCCGACTTCATCATCCTAATCCCTTCAACTGGGTCCTCCATCGCGGCATTAAGCATGTCAATAGAATTCAGGAAGGGGCCTCCCATAATAGCATTGAGTCGCCCCACCGATTGGCCGGCTTGATCAAAAGTTTTAAACTGATCAACGAAGCCAAGAAGTTTGCCCATTTCAATACCGGTTGCCTTCGCTTGAACGGCCATATCCTTGAAAACTTGGGTAGCCCTCGTTCCGTAACGAGAGAGAACCTCTGTATTGGCAATAAACTCTTGGCCCAGCTTCTTAACGTCAACGCCAAGACCTCGTGCGGTTGCGGCCAAATCCAACATGAACTGTTGGGTTTCTTGAATTCCCAAGCCCATACTCTTGGTGGCGGTTTGCCAGATTTTTGCTTGGTCGCCCATCGAGAATCCCATCTCGTTCAAAATGGTGGTGGTATGCATAATGTCTTTTTGAACCTGGGGCTGTAAATATGTAAAATCAGTAAATGTATTCTTTAGGTAACCCGCTGCTGCGGCTGTTTCGCCCAAAGTGACACCCGCAATACGGCCGACCTGCTCAGTTTCTTTGATAAGCATGTTGAATTCGGTGCCGGCGCCGGTGGACTTCCTAAATGAAGAGAACACCTTATCTTGTTCAACGGCAAATTTGAAGCTGGCTTCAGCTAATTTAAGGAGCCCGGAGCCGAGCTGCGCGCCCATTTTGGTGGTATCCATCATATTGCTCGCAAAGGCTTTGAGACCTCCTTTGCCTTGCTGCAGGATGCCGACGAGGTTTTTGAGTGGACCAGAACTGAGGCCAAACAGGCTATCCTTAAGCTTTTCGGCCATGAGGTTGCCGGCTTTGGTAGCCTTATTGAGTTTGTTCAGGGCCTTCTCAACTTCCGCCATCTCTTCGGCCGTGACGGGGAGGCCCGCATTCATTCTCTCGATAATCTCTGCAAACTGTTCAGCTGTCTCCGTACTTTGGGACAGGGTCTGCGCAAACTCACGGTTAGAGGCGATGATGGACTCCTCAATCTCAAGTCGCCTCTCTGCAAGGGCGGCGAGTTCTTTGGAAACGTCTTTGCCCTTCGCTCTAAGCTTGTTCAGACGCTTTTCCTCGTCAGCAAGATCCGCAGTTATACCTTTTAGTTTTGCGCGAGTTTCAAGTTGCTTCTTAACAGCCTTAGTAACTTGATCAATCTCTTCGGCCAAATTTGATACCTCAGGGAGTGAGAGCGCGTCACTAAGACTCTCTTTGGTTTGTTTCGACTGACGCTCCAGGCGCGACAATGACTCTTGTAATAGTTTTGCTTTCTTTGCGTTCTCTTTGTCGATGTCGGTCATCTATTAAAATCCTTTAGTTTTTAAAGGGCCACCGCAACCCTGTGTCTTTCTCAAACTTTTCGATGGCCCGCATCAGATCGGTCCGGGAGCTAAGCGTACTGGAATCGTTAAGACCATTACGGATATAAGAATCCATATACCCCTTTTCAGCATTGAGAGTTTTCATAAAGGAGTCGATCTGGGCACTGTTGCCGCTCAAATGAATGGGGCTATCTAAAATGCCGCCAAAATACAGGTCCAAAAGCGCACCGCGCACCTGCCCCGCAAACTTACTGTATACCCTTTCGGACAGCTGTCCTTTTAGGTTATTCAAATAAATTACATTTTTTACAATTTCGCCCATGATAGATCCCTCTCATATAATTAGTGCCAAAACGAAAAGCCGGAGCTAGCTGCCCCGACTTACTCGTTTATATTCTTCATCTTGTTTCTTATATTCCCGTACGAGCCTCTCAACAAACCACCGTCGGAGAGGAATAGGCAGGTTATACGCTTCGATGAAGGACCACCCTCCATAATGTTTTAGAGCAAAGAATTCTTCGTAAACTGCTTCTTGGTACTTAGGTGTTAGGCCAAAAAAACTGTGCCGTCAAAGGCATCACCACCTTTCCAACGTGATCACAATGCTCGCATTCAAAATCATACGATACATCCACGTCGGGTTTAATTTTTTCGTACACTTTACGAAGATATTTTACATCTCGCAAGGGCATCAACGAAATAAACTTGTCAATATCCCCCCGATCAGTCTGATCATTGAGCGAAACTATAACAATTTTCAATAAATCAGTACTTCGTGTGTCCGGTAGTTTCAGTTTTTTCTTCTTTTCGGTGGCTTCCGCCAAAGTTCGTTCGTCATGACCGGTTAAAAGCCGCACTTCTGCTTCAATTGAAGTGGTGGGGAGCGTCATAACAAAATTGTTCTCATCATTGAGACGCACGCCTTCAGGCATTTCGCCTGGCGTGACATGAGTGAGAGCTTCTAGGTCAAATTCTTGCTCATTGGTCTCGGAACAGGTGGGACAGCTAACATTCGTCTCATACATGGATCCAAAACCGGTAATCCGACAAGCCACCAAGAGCGCATTCTTGTCTCCGATGAGCAGACTGTCCACCTGAATGTTCTCGTCAAGGATAACCGACTGTAATAGTCGGTCAATGGCTAAGCCTTTACGCAGCAGCGTTTCAGAGGTTAAGATATCCTCTTCTTTGGCAGTCATATGCCGTATTTCTATTGTGTCGACGCCGGCCAGAGGATGTCCCTCTGGGTAATAGCTTCCACCAGACGGTAGCTCAACAAATTCAGTTGGAGTTACAAACGAAAATAGACTATTGTTGCCGGATTTCGTGACTGGAGGAGTAGGGGCATCGGCTTGTGGAGCGCGGGTGCGATCCGAATTATTCCTTCTTCCCATTTCTCACCTTCTTTCTGATTAGGGCTCCGTTACAGCTGCAACAGCGGGACCTACAAGATAGTCTGCCCAATCATACTGCACTGAGAGCGTAACATTAAGCAAATTATCATTGTCATAGTTAAGATCACCAAATTTAGCATCGGTAATAAACGCATTTTGAAGCGTCCATGTGCCCACCAAGCCGCCTTGGCCACTCAGTTCCTGAATAACGACGTTGCCCAGCGCATTCACGGCCATCGCCTTATTTACGGTACCGGGTGCTTGGGCTGGATTAGCAAAGGCTTCTTCCTGAGTGGGAGGAAGCAGATAACCCGACTTGATAAGAGCGTCATATAGAATTCGATTCCCATCAGGGTTGATAGCATTAATGATATTAGCCGTAATGGGGCCCCAAGTAACAGTACCTGGGTAATGATAGGTATTCCCTAAAAATTTATGAGGAGTGGAGGTAACCTGATAATTAGGTTTCGTAACATCCTTTGCAAGATACGGTTGATATGAATACTCACCGTCCGAACTTATAAGATTCGGAAAGAAAAGTAAAAAGCGATGAGCTCTCTTTGGCTCCGATAGTGCACTTGTCCAAAATGGCATTTGTTATAGTCTCCTCATAAGTTCTAAAGTTAAGTAGTGTAGGAGTGTAAAACCTCCCACATTATTAGTCGTCAAACGATGCCCCCGTGCGAGTGATATTGAAGTCAACAGCAATGAATTCAATAGCGCGTGCGGGCTTCAAGAAAATCCGGGCATACATAATATTTCTATCTACCAAATCGGGCGTCGTTGTAGTCTCGTCGAGCACCACCTTATAATCGGTGAGGCCGAAATTGGTCTTGACATTTGCCAAGAAAGGATTTACCTGCGCCGTGAACCTAAGCCATGTCTGTTGGACATTGGGATCAAAGAGAAGGGTAGCAGCAATCTGAGAAATGCGCTTCTTGACAAAGATCATCATGCGGCGTACGTTAATACGGTCCAAAGCTGATGGAGTAACCTGCAGGGTCTTCTGACCAAAAATTACAATTCCTTCGCTGGGGAATTTGGCAATGGGGTTAATGTTAGCAGAATAAAGATTATCGCGGTCAATTCGTCGTAAGCGCTGCGATACATCCACAATAGGAATACCGGCAGAGCCCTCAGTCAGGCCGCCTCGATTGAAGCCAGCTGGTGCGAACCAAACCTGAGTCTTACGCTGAGAGCTAGAGAAGGTTCCAATAGCTGCAACAGAGGGAGGCACCCAGAGCATAGCACCGTTGATAGAATCACGGGCTCTAAGCCATGGATAGAAGGTACAACCATAGGAACTGTTGAGTCCACGATTGCGTAAATTCACAATAATGGTGTTCAATGCCGTCGAGGTATTATTCCGCACAACGGTGCGGCCTTCTGCCCGCGGCGTGAAGCCTCCTGCGAGGTCAACAACAGCCAACGCATCAGCGCGATCTTCACATGTTTGAATCAAATGTGTAGTAAGACCATCATCCGTAAGGCCCGGAACCGAGGCAAGATTCATTTCTATAACCTCGGGATCAGCGATCGAGTCGATGGCACGTTTGACGGTAGCACGAGCATAGTTGGCATTTTCATTGGTGCTATCATCAATAAAGCTATTACGGAACGGGTCCATTTCAACAATATCTAGGCCGTTAAAGCCACCATACACCGGAAGAGTAAAACGATCATAACCGGCGTCGAGGACGCCTGCCGTAGAACCCGTCGCAGCAGTATAAGAGGTTCCAGCGGTACGGGCAGTTTGCGACCACACCGCAGTCCCACTTAAGGGATAAATATCATCCAACGAAAAAGCTACTGAACGTTCTTCACTAGCGTTGGGAGGACTAAATTCTCCCACAATCCCGCCGCGGGGGCGTAGATTATCAACTACCGACCTGTCAAACCGAGTACTTCCCACGGCAATACTCGTACGGAATCCGAAATAAGCATCTGTCTCATTACTGAGGCCGCCTTCGCTAGAGCTTACACGCATTGCGGGCGCAGGGTAAAGTATATCAGCATCCATATTAGCGGAAGCGCTCAAAAGATTGAAGACTCCGGGCGAACCAGTCACAGCTGCGGGCATCTGGCCGCGGCTGGATGTAACCCAATTGGCTCCTCCGCGCTTGGAAACAGGCACGTTGTTAATGTCGGCCCATTTAACAATACCGCGCGTTCCAAATGGTAAATACTTGGCATCAGTTGCGCCGACGTCGACAT